GGTTAAGGAGTTGCAAACCATAGTTCCTGTTACCTTCGCTAAATGACATTGCCATTGCGTTAGTGTTAAACGATGATCTAAATACACCTGCCAGTTCCAGAAGTCTATAGATAAATCTGCGACCCCTCTTGCTGCTCATGAGCCATTTGATATCCGATTCCTCGTTTTGTCGGTCAATTCTTTCTTCAGACTTTTTATTGTCTTTAGATTTTTGTTGACCTTTAAAATCGAGAGGATTGTATTCGCTCATGTTCTAATATATCTAGTTATAACAATATTACGGTCACACCTAATTTTGTTTAGGATACATTTTCTTTGCAGTTTTTGCAGCTTCTTTAAAATCTTTCGCAGAAGGTCTACCTTTTTCACCCTTTTTTTTCATACGTTCACCAGAACCACCTTTTATCCTTTTACGTTTTTTATGAATGTTTTCGTATAAACTCATTTGTTACCTCCATACAATATTCTTGTAATTCTTTCCATAGCACTTTCGTTTTTCTTATTCTTTTTTTTATTAGTTTTACTATTGTGTTCTTCTAACATTTGTTTATATCGCTTTCTGTAATCCGCTGTCATATCGCCGTATCCAAAATTGTCTGGTGTTTTTTCTGACATTT